AGCCATATAGTATATATCATTCTGCATAAAACTACCTGGCTGAAATACTTTATCAGGGGAGAGGTACTCCAGATAACGATAGGCACCTGGCTGCTTGACATATTTCCATTTTCTGAAACGAGTAAGTGGCGGAGAGATAGCAGTTAGATCGACCGTTTGCGCGTATTTGGAAGAGTCAATAGGAATAGACGTCTCGACCAGATCCTGAGGATATTCTCCCTTTAGGATAGTTTTGGAAAGAGCTGAATTAACGGCCATCTCCGCAGCGGTCAATTTATCAGGGCGTTTAACCAGATCAAGAACTACGGTAACGCATTCAGAGAAGTTCATTGTTCAGCTCCTTCCTTATTACGGAGTATATCCACTGCCGGCGATAAAGATGTTGTCCATCTCGGCAATACTCTGTGCGTTCGTCATTGCGCCTTGAATTGCAACACGCAACGCATTAATGTTTGCGTCAGTTCTGCGAATGGTCGCATTGTGATAACCCCAATAAAGCTGTTGAGAAAAGTTTCCTGTAGGGGCGATTTGATCGGCAGGGTCTTTCGCATCAACTCCTACTATTCCACGAATGTACGCCCGGATAGCGAGACATCTAGCACGTCCAATCGTGTCTGCTCCACGAATCAATTGCAGTGTCGTTAGAACGATGTTTGCAGGGTTGGCCGCCGCATCCGCTGGAGGAATATCGGTTTCTGTAAATACCGTAATGCGCGCCCCCTCCATGATGTGTTTCGGCTCAGGAATAGCATTAGCTTGCGCTTTTCCTGCTGCAGTATTCGGGAATTTGATAATCGGCATGGTTAGCCTCCGTACTGTACGATGAATTGCATCGGAACCATGATGATTGAATCGGTATTGGCCGGGATTTGTGCGGACACAGTCATGGTTACGTCGACGGAAGTGTCAACGGTCGTAACATCGGCGGAATATGTTGTGGCCGATGGCCCACAATCCCATCCGTGAGCCGTAGCAACACGGTTTCCGATCTGTCTTGCTTGTGTTCCAAGATTCGATTTCGTCGCTTGTACAAGCTGAGAGTTGAACGTGTTTGACATGGCTGCGGCCCACCAGTTGACAGACGAATTGGCGCGCAAGCGAACTGCTTTGGAACCCGCTGTGCTGGATGAGACCCACTTCACGGTATATTTTGAAACCCCATTCGGCCCCATACTGCCGCCTGGCATTATAAAAGAGGGTCCAAAAATTTCGGAAGTAACCTGGGTAATCCGACCAGCAGATAGGTTTGGAAGCGCAGTCGGAGATTCGACGAAAGCCGGTTCCCCTGTGCCAGAGTAGGTTTCTGCGAACACTTCCCCATTTGTGCCATCTGTCATGCGGAACCAATACCATCCGCCTGTTGCTAGACCTCCTGCTCCAGCAGGTAGGTAGCAATAACCACCAGAAGTCAACACATTAAAAGAGCCTGTCATCGGCGATTCTGCACTCAAAGTAAAAACCCCTCGAGTTCCAGTAAAGCTCAGTCCATTAGAACCACCGTCACCTGCTGGAATATACCAAGGGACGCCGGACTGGTAAAGAACTCTATCAGTAGTAAGCCTTGTAGCACCTTCCCGCATTGGAACATTTCTAATCCCTCCGCCGTCGTTATAAACATGTACAAATTCAGCCATTTTTATTCCTTAGCTAGATAAGAAAAATCCCCATTGTCCAGAAATGGCTGGGAGCAAACCATAGGACAATGGGGATTATAAACCACATAGAAATTAGCCAGTAGCGCCAGCCGTAAGACCCTCGATAATCACACAGCCGTAGGGATTACGAAGTTCAACAGCCATTTCCGAAGTAAAGCTACCGCCTTGTCCATCAGTACCGTTTTCAACGATCTGACCGCCAGCACCATATTGTTCAACTTTGGCGTTCCGGCCAGGCATGTAAGCCAGTTTAACCGACGGAATATCAATAATGATGAGACGGCCAGCAGTTTCGTCGTAACCATTAAGCAGCGAATGTTCCAGAAGCCGCAACGTGCCTTTATAGAATTTGAAGTTCTGATAATCCATACCGAAAGTAGTAGTTTCCGGAGTGAGCTGAACAGAACCGTTCTTGATAGCAATCTCGTTCATAACCTGAATTGCTTTAGCATCACCGAAAGCATAGCGCAGACGAGGATTGCTCAGATCAGTCGAATACTTAAAGGCTTTAGCACAATACCCAATCAGTTGCGTAAGGGTAGTCGTCGAGCCAACAGTAGCCGCAGTAATGAAGTTAGCATCCGAAGTATATTGACGAACAGCGTCAAAAATACCCTGCGTCGTATGGATAGGCTGAGCGCCAGAAGTATCCATTTTCGCCTGACCCCAAATAACTGCGGTTTCTTGCTCAATGGTATGCATCACAGCGGCATCTTTGCGGCTTTCAGCCACATTATTGTAGCCGATTTCCATCATACTAGCAGCGGCCGTACCAGTAATCGCCCAGGCATTCCGGAAGATTTGCGTGTAGTTCGAAACATACACAACAGGGAATTGACGAGCGGTAGGACGAGAACTATTTTCTGCTTTAGCCGAGCCAACCTTGATGATTTTCTGACCGGAAGTACCAGCAGCATCAGCAATACGACCATAGGCTTTAGTAACAGTCAGAGTCGTACCAGAAATGGCAGTGATCCGCATGTTTTCTTTGCTGGTGTTGTTATGGATAATATCATCCACACCAAGACCACTAGCAGAAGTAACGGAAATAGTAGCCGCGCCGATCGAGTAGTTAGCTGCCAGAGTGGTAGCAATGAATTCCGTGGTCTTACTGAAATATCCGTGGGTCGACGCTTTAGCGGGAGTAGTACCAAACATCGCAGAAAGACCAGAAATAGGACTCGCGCCATTGGGACTAAGACGCAGGAGTTCCGCACAAAGCGACTTAGCGTTCAGTTCCGTGGGATGACCAGAGCGGGGGACTGTATTAAATACACCTTCGAGAAGAGCCATTGTAAAACCTCAAAAAGAAAAATTAACCGTTAAGAAAAGCTTCCCAATCCTGAACCTGTCCTGCTGTTTGGGTCTGACCGGGGGTGTCTTGTTGTTTTGGATTTAACGCTGAATAGACCGTGTTGAGGTATCTTACAGCTTCTTCCTTGATTTGTGACGGAGTAGCATCCGGGTTTTCTTTTGCAAGAGCCTGGGCGATTCTAACAAGTTCCTGCTTAACTACAGGGTGATTTGCGTTAGGAACCGACGCCAGTTCATTGCTAATAAGAGAGCTTTTAACGGCTCCATCAACTAACTTTTTCTCATGTTCCGCACGAGTATTAAGATGCGTATCTGTGAGAGCGGTGTTATGTTGAAGTGCTGCTTTATATGCATTTTGTGCTACTGTATTCATGAGAACTACCATCGCCGCCGCATCACCACTGTTGGCTTTTTGCAGAAGGTCTGGATTAATTCCTTGAGTAAAATTCAATTTACTGCCAACTTCGTCCAATACTTTTCCGTCCAGACTAAAAGAAGGTGTATCAGAAGATTCTGCTGGTTTATTTGCATTTTCAAGCATCGCCTTATATGAGTCAAGTGGGTTAACAGGCTCAGTTGGCGTTTGTTGCACTGGAGCTGCCGGAACAGGAGCAGGAGCAGCCGGAGTTTGCGAAGCGGGACGACCCAAGATGGAGTCAAGAATACTCATTGTTTTATTCCTTCGATAGAAAGTAAGGTTGCTAGGACTTCAAGTTTTCCTGTCGTCAAAGTGTGTTTGTTAAGCACTGACGCAGGTGTTTCATTAAGCACAGGGAGAGCTAAGAGATCTTTCGCACTCTCCGCACCTAAAATATGGAGGTATTTCCTGACTGTGGCATTAGAAAATACCTCGTAAATCAAAGCTTCTTCTTCCTGAGTAAGAGGTTGAACTGGAAATAGATTATCAATCATTGCCTAAGTTCCTGTTGTCGGAGTTGAAGTCCTTGTTCTCTTGATGCTAATTCCTGCTGTCGAAGATCGTTTTCCTGCATAATCCTTGCCAAATCTCCTACTGGACTTGCCTCTGGACCAGCTTGATTTTCTTCGCTTTCAACTGCTTGCTGTACCTGTGGATTATACTCCTCCATACCACGAATACCCATCAGTTGTGCAAGATGGGCTACGATATTTGGGAGCATCATTCCATAGGCTTGTTGAAGAATGGGACTCTGACTAATCATCTGAGTCAAGTTAATAATAGCTTCCGTGCTCGCCAATTTGCTCTTTGGAGTATAGCCATCTGCAACCCGGAATGAAAGAACTTTCTGCCTCATTTCCGAAACTCTGGCTTGCATAATCTGGCCTGTCCTTTGGGAAGAAACTACAGCATCCTCTCCATACTGGAAAATATTGAACTTGAGGATTTCTTTCAAAGGAACAAAGAACTGATATTCTAGAGCCAGAGCGGGGAGACGAAGCCTTGCATCCGCATTCCCCATCGTGTCGCGCCATTCTGTGACTGATTTATTTCCCTTTTGAAACTGCCCTTGAAGGGGATTATTAAGTCCAGAAAGCTCCTTGCCAAAATTGACGATTTGCATACCGTTCTGAATTGCGTTTTCTGTCCCACGACTATCGAAAGGAATGGGATAGTAAGAATCGCTGATTGGACGATTATTTAACTGATTAGTCTTGACCGGAATTTTCGGAGCCGGGACAGGAGAATTTACGTCAGAAGGACGAATTACGTTCGGATCGTACAAAGCTCTGTCAGAAACAGCGCGGCGGCTGGCATTAAACTGGATATTAAAAAGCGTCCCTGCTGCCTGTTGAATTGGAATACTTCCTTCTGCAATGGATTTCGTCTGATAGCCAAGTCCGTCCTCGAAAGGCTGACCAAAAAGAATCGGGAGATGGTCATAAGCAGAAATGATCCTCTTAACCTGCACTACCGTATCCCCGTTCACTATTGTGAATTTGAAAATCTGGGGAGTATTTGGCATGGGACCAGTAATTCCCAAATCCGCCGGAGCTACACGAGCATAAAGTTTGAATACTTCATAGTTCCCTAGGACGCCGCGAGCCTGTTTTTGCGAACCATAACCGAGGAAACTAGCCCAATCGATCATTGTAGTGGGTTTTCTCGAAGCAATGTAATCAGAAACTTGAGGATGCATTACGTAGTTAGGGGCATCTGCACTGATATAACTTGCAAGAGCTTTATCTACGTTAAGGGCGTCACCCTCGATTGAGATCTTATTGAGGAGGCGCTTCAATTTTGGCCGGGAGAGGATGCTAATGTAACCAGCATAATCTCCCTCTTTCGCAATATCCCCAGGATTTGTGTTTTTATCCCAGACAGTATTGTAGAGATCGAGGCGGCGGAGCTTAGTATAATGAACTGCCTTCCTTTTGAGTTTCCGAATTTCATCCTGTGCAATTTCATCAAGGACGTCATATTGATCGACGGAAGTCCAATCACATTCCACGGCGCCTAGATTATACTTAATGCTATCGCGAAGAAATATGAGAAGCTCACGAGGATAACCCCCAAGAATGCTATGATCGTCCAGTAAAGCCTCAAGTGACTCCGCAGATTGTTTATTAGTCGGGTTAGACACAATAGGGAATAGTGGGGTTCCGGACAGGAATACTTCCGACAAATATCCAACCATGCTATCAACTTGGGCCACAACAACAGGAGGAGTAGTAGAAGGAACGTTAAAAACACCAGCAGGGGTAGTAGCAGCATCTATTCCCTCTCCATGAACGACACCTGTTTTAGGATCTTTGTTTAATTTATACCTTGCATACGCAATGTCGATTGCTTCCATCTTGTCATGGTAGTCGGAATTTTCGCCGTGCTCCATCAGAACGAACTTGGCGTACTCTATGACGTTCTTCTGTGTCTGGGGGGAAATGCGTGCCATTACTAAATCCTTAAAAAGGAGTATTATCTCCTATGACCTTACATTCTCCATCGATAGTAAGACCATAGTCCAGTTTTGTAATTTGATGCCAGTATTCATTTCTAACGTCGACGCCATAAGCACAAGCATCTAGAAGGTCATCACGATTATCGGACTTACCTAGCTTATATGTCGAAGCCTGCCAGGTAAAATTCCTGCGTGTTTCATGATCATGAATGACATAGTTGCCTTTGTACAACTCGGCAATCAGTAAACGAATCCTAGCTTCTTTCGTTCTTCCATGTGGGGAGAGGGGAACTACTACGAGAGAATTAAGCTCAAATTGCACTATGTACTTAGTGAGCCAGAATCCCAATGTCATCTGGTAGCCTGTATCCTCGACCCCGATGAGAGAACACTTCCATTTAACTGCAAGGGTTATAGCTGCGAGAATTAGCTGCTCGGGATCGAGAATTCCTTGTTTAGACTCTACGATTACACCCTTTTCTCCATACTTCAAATGCACTACAATTACATTATCGTCACTTGTTTTCCTAAATCCGGCTGGATCAATTGTGATGAAAGCTCCATCCGCCAGCTCAAGTTCATATTCCTGAATTGGGGAATCCGGCAGTGGGTTAGGAAAGATACTGGTTGCGCCACCCACAGGATCATTCATGACTTCGGCAAACCAGACATGGCTCATTCCTAAGGCTTCGTCATGATAATAGCTTTCCATGAGATCTTCTAGGGAGAACAGCTCTGGCCAAAGTGGTTTTCCATCTGCAAGAATCGCGCCGGTAATCATGGAAATCCAGCCCGGGTTCTTCTTGAGTTTGTTTAGGACGCAGGTGTCATTGTACATGTTTCCTACGTAGATAATTAGACGGTCTCCGTAAGGTGCGATTGCTTTAAAAATGGTTCCAACAAGCGTAGAGAGGAGAGTGGTGGAATCTGTTAGACTCTCCGCGTTTGCTTTTGTCTGCGCGTCATCAATAAAGATAATATCAGGACGCTGGTGCCTAAGGTTAATTCCTCGAATACCTGATTTCCATCCTCTTGCCACCATAGAAACAGGTCTACCATGGTACTGGCTTTTCTTTGTATCCGCGGAATCGATGGAAAGTCCAGCTGCCCAATCTCCGTAGACTGCTGCGATGTTATCACTTAGAAGGATATCATGAATGTCCGCAAGTAGAAGCTCAGCCAAAGGGGAATCGGAACATACGATAAGGATGAACTTCGCTTTATCATAAACTATGAGCCACGCAATAAGAACTTTGATAAAAGTGGTCTTTGCATGGCCTCGCGGTAATCCTAGTGCAAAACGAAGGAGTTTTCCGTAGTCTACATCGCGGCGAGAGACAAGAAGCTGAAAACAGGCTAGGTAAAAATTAGGAAGGGGATAAACGCAAATTTCAGGAATTGCAAGAGAGGCAAAGAAGTTGATATCTATCTTGCCTCTCTCGTAAATCTCAGCTGCGGAAGCATTGATTACTGTTACTTCGTGCCTCTTTTGGTCTGTGTGATCTTCCATTTCTTTGTACCGTCCTTTTACTAGTTAGCCTCTATAGATCTCTCAACCGCTAAGGTATTATAGCGTAACCTTCCGCATCAAATTCCCCCCGGTGATTTACTATACCTCTAGCTAACCTTATGAAATCATCAGCGTCATCGGGAAACGCTCTAGCGTACCTAAGATATTCATTAATCCTAGCATCAGCCGCAGCATTGCCGGTCATTTTAATATCAGATGTTAACTTAGCACTTATCTGCTTCTGAACAGGAGCCAAAGCCTTAAGAACGGCATCCTTAAGACCTTTATCCATTGGATCATTGTTCTTTCCTGCGATTTCCCTGATTGACCCATTCGTCGCATTAAGTTCGATCGTGGCTTCGGGAATACCGTTAGGACGATAGGAGAACATAAGACTCTCTCCACGCTTAACCCTGCCAAAGAAGTTATCCCCACTAACAGGAACAGTTCCTAATCCTGGTTCTCTTTTTCCTGTAATCGGATCCCAAGCTGGAACATATTTCATTGTATTTTGGTCGACTCGACCGGCGCCACAACAGATATTTTGGAATGCTGTTTCCGTCGCCAGATCTTTCTCGTTTTCCAGTTGAACAAGCCCTTTAGATTCAGGCGGAAGTTTTTGCTTGGTCTGGAGTTCTACTGTGCGACGAACTGTATGTTCTGTGAGGGCTTGAACTGATTTAGCTTCTTTTTCTAGAAGTGCCCTTTCTTCTTTCTGAGCGAATCCTACTAATTGTTGAAGAGTTTTCTTACTAAGTTGTTCTGGAGTATAGCCTGCTGTTGTTAGGATTCTTGCAATAGCAGCAGATGTATCTAAAATCTCATTCTTGGCTTCTGTATATTGCAGCTTGAATATGGATTTTTCATCCTTCAATTGACCCATAAATGCCCTAACGTCGTCCCCAAGTCTGGGATAAAGATCCAATGTCTCCATCATCTTTTTATCATCCTTCTCCAGATATGGCATAAAAGGAGGATAATCTTTTGCCTCGGTATAGGCAAAAGCTCTACTTGCATTCTTACGCAAAACTTCCTGGCTACGATAATCATTAATAAGATCGCTCAGGGAATAATGCTCAGCTAAGGCTGCTGGTGGATTACGTTCAGGGTTTCTCACATGAGGAAGGAAGGGGTCAGCTTGGAATTCGGGTGCTCCATATTTCTGAAGTTCTTTCGGAGCTATCATCTTTGCAAGAACAATATCCTCTGCTAACTCCTCTGGAGTTCTGAAGTCTCGAAAACCTGGCCTAGGTAAATTGTCATTCAATATGGTCGTCGTTCTATTACTTAATTCTGTCAGGGAGGATGGAAGCAGTCTAGAAGCAGAAGGGCGAAATGCGCCAGCTTGGTTCCCTGTAGAAACAGCTTTAGATGGAGTAATAGTTCCTAATTTCATCAAAGTTGCAAGTATTCCAGCACTCCCAGTAGTTACTGCGACCGCCTTTGCTGGAGCGGATAAGTAATTAAGTGGATTTATTGCCTCTCTGGACAAAACTCCTACTACCTTATTAGGATCCTTCATCCCCTGCCAAGTATCATTTATCTTCCTCAGCAAGAGTTCTGCCAGGCTTTCGGTATCAGACGGACGGGTCGGATCCATTACGGAAATGTATGTATCCTGCGGTTTTTCATAAGGAACTTCCTTCGGCAAATTCGTAGGAGCATTGGCGGCATGCCAATTAAGGAGAGATGGGAGAAAATTCATGGCGTCGTCCTCTTGTTAAATCTAAGAATTAGCTCTTTAAGTGGAACATTAATATCATAATCTAGCCATGGAGGACGGGCCAATCTATCTGCATCATTATAGTAGAGTCTAGCTGCTGTTGCCCTAGCTTCTGCTTCTCCAGCTAAGTTATGATATGCCATATAGGCGGCTTTGTCTGTTGCGTTTTGAGGAGTTTGTCCGGCTCTAAGGAGTTTATCTCTCCAGGCATCAAAGAAAGCTGCAGCTTCTGGGATATCCCCCTTGATGACTGCGTCAGGATTCCCTCCAGATGCAAAACCCTCTTTAGACTGAACTGCATGCTGAAGCTCGTGGGCTAATACTTTAAGAATATCCTCATCCTCTGAGGCATGAGCAAAGACTCGTCCTCCCACGGAATCGAACTTACCGGATTTATTATCACCAGAACGTTTTGAGATCTTAGAGAATATATCTTTCAGAAGCTCGGGATACGCAGCAGAGAGATTGGGATTTGCTACTAAAGTATCTAGTTGACCTTGCTGATAAAAAGCTCCCTGCATATCTGGAAGAGTACTTTTCAGCCATTTGTTTGGATTAAGAATCTTCATGTCCAGATCAGAGATTTCCTGGCGCGGGATCATATCTGGAGTGTCAAGCCAAGTTCCTGTCTTATCCCAGATTTCGTCCTTGTTCGCACCTTTGACTTTCATCTTCACTGCTTCGATATAACGAGGCTGGTTCCACGTTTTAGCGCCGCGAGAGATAAGGGTGCCAGCCCCGCCCCCGATGAAGTTAGAAGGATCGCTAATAGTCTTATCTATCGTCTCGGGGAGATTATCTGCGATTTGTTCAGCTACATCATTGGGATTTTCTACAGTATCAGAAATTCTCTTCTTAAATGTACGAACTTTGCTGTCTATGAAAGAGAGGAGGGAAGGTAGAATTTCCATGTGGAGTGGACTCCCTGAAAGAGCTGTAAAAGGGAAACTAAGGAGGAATTTAGACGGGCTTCGCCGGTGAGATTCTAATCTGGATCAAAGTCTAAATGCACCGGCTCTTCCAGGGTGTGCACGGCGGTTTCTAGAAGATAAATAATCTGGCGCGGGGATAAGGAAAGGGGCGCAACAATGGATAGAAGTTTCTCCTCATCAAAGAGGATATTCACTTGTTCCATTGTTGCGCCCCTTAGAATTAGGATTTAGGCTGCAGCTTGAACAACTGCTCCAGTGCCTTTTTCTGGGCCTGTAAGTAAGTTTTCTGGCTCATTGCATTCTCCTTCCTTCATTCGCTTAAAAAGCGCCGTCACTGCATTTGCTGTAAGTGGCGCGAGTTCCCTATCTCCAATTGCAATTACTTCCTTATCCGCAGTGATTTGAATTTCCTGTTGAAAAGTTCGTGCTGGCATTGCAATCTGTACTACTGTCCCATTAAATATTGTTGCCCCTTGAACCGGGATTGCATTCTTAGGAGCATTCGCCGCGCAGATTATTTGATAAGCGCGGGCCAGTTCCATGTAAGTTGCTTCGTGCTGTCTTGTTGCCAAGGAATCTAACAGGGAGTTCTTTGCTGCAAGAACCTTTGCTTCAAGACGTTCATTTTCCTCATTCTCTGTTTGTCTTTCCAGCTGTTTTTCTTCAATCAGCTCTTTTACTGAGGGTTCAGAAAGAAGCTGAGAAATCCGGCTGGGGGAAACTCCCACAATGGATGCTACTTGGCCGGGCGGGAGTCCGAGACTGAGGAAGTGGATAGCTTTGGCGCGGTTCATGGCGGGGTTTCCTTTCTTGCGTCGCGTTCTACGTTAAAGGGATTGTATGCGCAAAGGGGGAGAAGAAAAAGGGGCGCGCGGGGCGAGGTTGGCACCATCTGTCGATGAGATTGTTTTTATCTTTTCGTTGCCATGTTAACTGATTTCTTTAGGTAGGAAAGAATTTCTTTAGGTGGATTTCGAAAATTTTAGGAATTTTTTGTGGCTACTATTGAAGGCCACGGGCGCGGCAGACATAAAAAAAAGGCCCATGCCCCGGGCCTTTTCCCTTGCAAATCAAGCCTTTCCTCTCTTTTTCGTAGATGTGAAAATGGCCCTTCTGCCAGTTCGACAGGAAGGGCCATATGGTTGTGTTACTCGTCTGAGAGGTCTTGCTCTTCTGCCGTGCAGATTGCAGCGAA